CGGAGCCGAGAAGTTTGGAAAATATTTCAAGGATGAGTTCATGAACCCTAAGAGAGGGTGGAATCCATGGAGTCAATACATGGTCGATGAGCAGGGTAAAGAAAGAAGTAGCTTTTCCAACTACCTCGGCATGGTTACCGGTGCGGTAGAAACAGCAATGGCGGGCGCGATGGCATCCACTCCTGCAAGTGCAGTGGTGGGTATTGCACTCATTAACCTCCCTCCCGAAGCACAGGAGTTGATCATGCCTGTAAGCCTACTTGCCCGTAAATATTACGGAGAAGGTAATGTTCCGGAAGACATAGAGAACGTAGGGGTATTATTAGATCTCGTTGTAGCGGGTGCGGCACACGTAGGAGCGAAGAAGGTAGGTAAGCTCAATACTAAACTCAATACCATGCGTGAAGTAATGCGTGAGATTGAGAAGCTACCTGAAGCAGAGGTGCGTATGCTGTTTGAAAAAGCAGAGCAACGTTACAAAGAGAGTGGACTGCCACCCGATAAGTATGCGCAAGAGGTGCTGAATAAGGCGAAGGTGATAGAGAACGAGGTTCGTACCATCGAAGACTCTATGCCCGTTGAACCCTATAACCCTGAACCCGCACCCGAGAGTCTTCGCACAGTCCCTGAAGGGGTTGATGTGGAGTATAACGGAGAGATTGGAAAGCTCGATCGTGGTGATGACGGTACGTGGTATTTCGTAGATGGCGAAGGAAAATCGACACAGATAAAAGTTGAGGATAAGTTCAACCCAACAGAGAAGCTAACCGAACTCGGCATACAAGTGATGCCTGAAATCAGCAAGGAGGCTGTTGCCCGTGCAGTGGCTGATAGAGAGCAGGTGGGAGAGGTAGAGTACAAGGGCAAGAAGTATTTCGTGTCACTGGATAATCCGATGAACGAATCACCTACTGGCGATCTTGTGTTTGAGCGCACCGCAGATGGCAGGTTGCTGAATCGTTTTGACTCGCACCCTGATCCCGTGTTCGCAGAACAGCGTAAGTTAGCGATCGTTAACAAGTACCTTGCAGATAAGGCACTCCCTGCTCGCAGTAAACTCATTGAGCCGTGGAAGAAGCCTGCCGCCAAGATTGAAGAACCCTCTATTGAACCCTCTACTGAACCCACTCCCAAAACTGAACCCTCTACGCCCGTAAGCGCAGAAATAGCCCCCGAAGACGCCGTAACGCTGGAAGGGGTGATACCGGTTGAGGAAGTCGCCCCTGTTCAAGAGGCGAAGCCCCCTAAGCCACTAACACCCGCCCAGGAGCATAAGAAGCTAGTACGTCAGGCGAAGATGATGACACCTGTTAACTTTAGACAGGCGGTGTTGCAATTTGTACTTTCAAAAGGAGGCTCTGTAAGTCTTGCAGATGCCAAACACATTACAGGGTTTGGTGCTAAGGATTTTCCAAAGTTTACCGTAGGTAAGAATGGAGTTCCTATGCACAAGGTGTGGGAGAGGATGAAAGAAGATCCTGATATTGGACACCTGATACCAGATGATGATCATCAGTTTAATAATGATTTTTTTGACATATTGACTGAGTATGGGAAGATAGATGATATGTGGGTTGACCTTCTTAAAAATGCAAAGGAAGGCGAGTGGAGAGATATGGGCTTTGAAAGTCCGGAAGCCTATGAGCGTGAACTCATGGGTCGCATGGAAGCGGCTAAAGAAGGAATCGTTTACGAGGATATACCAAGTGAATTAATTGATCAAATAATAAAAGAGGTTGACCAGATGCCCGACGAAGCCGTTGAGCAGATGTTGAAAGACCTTGATGAAAACGCACCAAAAGAAACGTATGAAGAAGGAACTAACACCACAACAGAAGAGATCATTGCTGATAGCGAAACTCGCAGTCCAAAGGGCGAAGACCTCTATGAAATTGCCAGAGAGCAACAACAGCGAGACGCCCTCAGAGCCTCAGAAGAAGAGTTAGCGCAAGCGCAGAAAGACTTTGAGAAGGCACAGGAAACTCTTGACAAAAAGCGTAAAGTAATTGACGAGCGCATTGCAGAGGAGCAACAGCAAGAGCTATTCGAGGCCGAGAAGCCCGAGAACCCTCTTGAGTCAGAAGTAGATGTCAATGCCCGTGAACAGGCACTTGCCAAAGAGAAGGCTGACCTCCAACAAGCCAAGCAACGACTCAAGGAAGCGCAGGGTAAACGCAAGGCAGAAGCACTCAAGAAGATTGACGACTTCGAGCAGTGGGCGTTAAACCTGCCCGGCATCAAGGATATGTCCGGTGGTGCCAGTAAGGCCGGCATCGGTGCATCCGAAGTTATAAAAGGCATCACCGAAGTTGTACGTAAAGCCGTAGAAGCTGGTTTCGATATTGCGGATGCGGTGGCAGAGGCCATAGAGAAGTACAAGCGAATCAGTCCTGAATTTTTCAATAACGTTACAGAAGATGCTATCCTCACCCGCTTCGGAGTAGAGAAAGAGATGTTTGCCGCCAAGAACAAGGCAACGGCAGAGATGAGAGAGAAGATGGGTATTCCCCAAGACGTTGAAGTGACAGCGCAGAACAAGCGCGACTTCACACAGGTCATGGAGAACGCTAAGAAGATGCGTAAGGAGGGTGTTAACCCTGTTGATATCGCAGAGAGAGTAGTCAGAGATGGTTACATGATCAGCGCAGAAGAGCAACACTTGCTTGTAGAGAATGAGATTGCCCTGTACAATGAGCGCAGAGCACTGGAGAAGAAGATCAACAGTATTGATCCGAATAAGATAGAGCGGGAACAAGACCACCTGTCCATGTTCGCCCGTCTCGATGATATCCAAGCCGAGCAGGGATTGATGTTCTCCGCCCTTGAAAGAGCAGGTAGAGAGCAATCGTTGGTATTCCGTATGCGTCAGCTTGCTATGGACAGAGAGTACTCCGTAGAGGCGTTTAAGAGCAACTACAATGCTCGCACGGGCAAGGAGCCATCGGATCAGGAGATTAAGAATATTCAGCGTCTGCAAGATGAGATCCGAGATACAGCGGCTCGCAAGGCAGAATTGGAGTTCAAGGCCAAGGAAGAGCAGATGCAAGGTCTCATTGAAGACCTGAAGGAGGAGTTGGAGAGGGAGCGTATCCGCAAGCAGGGTGGACTCACCAAAGAGAAGCAGGCGAGGAAGGTGGAGTTGAAGAAGAAGTTCTCCGGAATGTTCAATGATGCCACCAACATCCCTGCATTACTTGCAGATAAGGAGTTTATTGAGTACGCTGGTCTCGTGATAGAGGAAACGGCCAATGACTTCAAGGCTTTTACCCGCAAACTAATCGAAGAACTCGGTCCGAAAATCGAACCGCACGCCAAAGAGATATTTGACAGGGCGAACAAACGTCAGTACGATGCTCCGTACATGGAGGGCAGTAATCTGCGCATTGACACCAATCTACTCAAGTCAGTTATCGAGGCAGGGGTGAAGGATCATAAGGACTTCCTTGCCAAAGTGCATGAGATTGTCAAAGAAGAGTTCCCTGATATCACTGAGCGCGAAGTAGCGGATGCTATCTCGGGGTATGGGAAAACCATCAACCCGACACTGGATGCTGTCACTAAAGAACTCAACTCTCTCAAGCGCGACCTTCGATTAGCGTCAAGCCTTGACGATGCACGCAAAGGAAAGGGAGTACTCAGAACAGGCTACCGTCCACCGGAATATTCTGATGAACAACGCAGAGTGATGCGTGAGATTAGAGAGGAGTTAAAGAAGCATCCTGAAGACGAAGCCTCTGCGCAGAAGAAGTGGACAACAGCACTTGGCAAGATCAAGAAGACCCTTGAGAACAGTATCCGTGACACACAGGCGAGGATCGAGGCGTTGGAGCAAGGGTTACCGGTAGAAGCGAAGGAGCGCAAGCGGGTGCAGTTGGATGAAGAGGCACAACAGCTCAAAGAGCAGTTGGAAGACCTCAAGAAAAGAGCGAAGGAACTTGAAGGGTCGAAGACACTCACTGACGAACAGTTGGTGCAGAACGCTATTGCCTCGATGGAACGCTCCGAGAAGGAGTATAACCGCAGAACGCAAGAGATCAGGCAGACTGGAACCTACACGCCAACCAACAAGAGGACGGTATCTAATCCAGCACTCGACCTAGCGAAAGCCGCCCGTGACAGAGCCAAGGAGGAGTTCGATGCCGCTCTTGCCACAACGGACTACCCAGAACAGGCGGCTACACAGAAAGCCCTTGTAGCGGCAGAGGACAGGCTTGCCGATATAGAAAACAAGATTGCGCGTGGTGACATGAGTTACCGTCAGAAGGTGATGAGCCTTGTTGATCAGAATAACCCGATGCTCGTTGCGGCTAAAGCTAAAATCAAACTCCAACAAGACATCCTCAAAGCTATGCGTGAAGCCTCCGGTGAAGCCGAGAAGCACATGCAGGAGTTGTGGACAACACGCAAGGAGAATAACGTTAAGGAACTTCAGCGTAAGCTCAACGAGAAGGATTACACTAAGAAGGTAAGAAAGGAAACTCCGCTCACCGAGGAGATGCAACGGTTAAAAGCGAAGGAAGACAGATTAAAGTTTGACTTCGAGGCAGCAGTAGAGAGGGCAAGGCTTCAGGCAAGAGGAGCCTCCGAGAAGGCTCATGATATGATTGCGGATATTGGCGCACTGCCAAAATCTCTCAACGCATCCATGGATTTATCAGCGGTGCTCAGGCAGGGGAGTATTCTCTCTGCAAGGCATCCTGACTTTGCTGTCGAGGCGTTTGTAGAGTCGTTAAAGCAAGGGAAAGACAATAAGCGTTTTGAGAAATGGCATCAGGACTTGGTGAACTCGGACGACTACATGATCATGAAGCGTTCCAAGCTGTTCCTGAATGAGCCGAACGCAAAATTGACTGCGATGGAGGAGGCGTTTGCCTCTAAGATCGCCAATTCAATCCCTGGGGTTGGGGCAAGTAACCGTGCATACAGTGCCTACCTGAATATCATGCGTGTGAAGTCATTCAATGCCTTCCGTGATATGCTTATGATCAAAGGGTACAAGGGCGACGCGTTACAGAAAGAGTTGACGAACTACGCTAAGTTTATCAACGATGCAACCGGCAGAGGTAGCCTGAAGTTTGGCAAGTATAATCTTGAGATGGCGGCACCAATGCTCAATGCGTTTATGTTCTCTCCGCGTTTTGTTTCTTCAAGGTTCAATATCTTAATCAGACACGGATTGTTCGGATTGGCGAACAGCCCCCGTGCAAGAGTGGCTACCTACCGAGCATTAGCACAGTATGGACTGGCAGTATCTACCTCCCTGTACCTGTTAAAACAGAGCGGTCTTGCAGAGGTGACTACCGATCCGCTAAGTAGCGACTTCGGGAAGGCTCGTTTTGGCGATGTTACATGGGACTTCATGTCCGGCTTACAACAGCCTTACGTGCTGATAAACAGACTTATGCAAGGTGCGTATACCAACAGAAGGGGTGAGCGGATGGAGTTGAATGATGGCAACAACTTGACGTATAATGATTTAGTTGTGAACTACCTGAAATCAAAGTCTTCGCCAACACTTAGCATGGCTCTAGCCGCAGGTAGTGGCAAGTTCTATGGCGACGAGAAGTTTGATGTGGCGAAACTGCCCGAGAAGTTACTCTTGCCGTTGATCATTCAAGATTTATGGAAGATGTATGGTAAGGAGAATATCAGTACCGATGGTGTTAACTGGAGTCCACAGGGAGCAGAGCGGGTGGCAAAGAATTTCCCTGCATTGATGCTTGGTGTGGGTGTAGATTATAACGAGGAAGAAGATACCATTAAAGACGCTAATTTCTCGCCAAGGGTAAGAGAACTCATCAAGAAGCACAAGTACAAGCCTGAGAATAACAACGACACGTCCTACTACCTCGATAACAAGAAGGTTGAGATAACCGATGCGCAACTGGAGCAGATTGAAGCCTTGCGTATTAAGTATGCCGGAGAGATCGTCAATGAAATGGAAAGGGGTGGACTTTTAAAGGGTCTGACACAGGAAGCGTTTGACCGTAAGATGAACAAGTATTACAATCAAGCCCTTAAAAAAGCGAGGAATAAAGTACTTCCCGTGGGATGGAAGGAGCGGAAAAAAATTACTGACTAGGGGTATAAAGGCAGATTGCAGGTATTATCTTTGACCAAAATTCAAGACAATGAAGAATCTGATTATAGATGCGCTGAATTATGGCACGTTACTAAACGGTAAATTTTATCAATGGGATGAATACGCCTGTAATTACCCCGTAAGCGCAACAATATTTACAGGCACTGTTTCGGTTACTAATGGCAACAAACTTATTTCAACCACCGGTGATTTTTACAGCCTTTTAGGTGCGGATATCAGCAATACTAATGTGCCTTTATATAAGTTCCTTGCGGGTTATACCGGAAGTGGAACTGGCGTTATCTTAGAAATAGATTACATCCTTAGCCCTACCACGGCGATGCTGAAACAGCCATGCTCTTACGCAACAGGAACTAGTGAATGTGTTGCCGTCGACTTCTTCGGTCAGCCAAGAGTGGAGCAGACCACAGTTATTGATTCTTCGTCGCTTGGGGCGTTTAATGCCTTTGACGTCTATTCAAAATATGGCACATCAACTGTCGCCTTTTCGTATGTCACAACAGATCTAGGCAACGAGCCAATTTTAGTACACATGGCGGCTGGTTTTAATCCATACGCTCTCAACATTAAATACATGACATAACTATGAAAATCTTATCATCTATCCAACTCGGAACTACATCGAAGTTCCTGGTCAAAGTTCAAAACGGAACAGTAGATTCTGTATTTGAAATCGACACGAACCCATCAAACGGAATCAACGCAATCACCCCGAGTTCAATCAGCAACGATCAGTACGATGCGCTGTCTCCTGTTGTTTACACAGCACCGGAAGACGTGGATACTCCAATCCTGTCTGCTGTTGAAAGTATGCGAAACGCTTTTGATGCAATCTACACGAATTTGCCAAAGTAAGCCTATGAAAAAACTACTCACCGCGACAGCCGTTATGCTTATAACGGCTGTTTATGCATTAGCACAGATCAATCCACAGGTGTACTACACCTTTGACAACGCATCTCCTCTAACGCCTACCATCGGAACCACCTCGCTAACTGCGGGGTCGTACACGTTAAATACGGGTGGCTTAGTAGGCAAGTACGTAACGCTACCACGTGCCACCAATCAGCAGATGACAGGACAGGCGGTGCCGGTAACAACGGGCATCACCGTTGAGTTCCTGTTCAAGGCAGAGGACGGATGGGACGAGAACCGAGATCCGATTCTGTTCTGGATTGGGAATATAAATGTGCGCTTCGCATGGCCAAACATCCTGTTCTATACACAGTCTTCTTCCGGTGCAGACAACATGACCATCGACCTTCAGAGAGTAGGACCTGCTACATGGTCGTACTACAAGGAAGGGTGGCACCACTTCGCCTTTACCTACAATTCTACATCAGGGTACAAGGCGATGTATATTGACGGAACCTCCCCTGCCGGATTCAACAAGACCTTAGCAGGTGGTACGATCACCGCACCATCAGATCAACGTCTGTACATCGGATCGAACCAGTCGTTTCAGTCAGGCACAATGGACTTTGATGAGATAGCAGTGTATAATCAGGCTATCCCTGCCGCTGAGGTGTACGGCAACTACCGGCAGTTCACACTTGGGAATCATTACACGTTCACATCGGCTACTCCTCCTGCCCCTCCGGCTGTTACGGCAACGCTTGATATCAACGAGTTCCCAAGGGGGTACGTGCTTGGCAGTACCAACTCCAACTCAGTATCAACACCTGCACTCACGCAGTTAAAGAACTACCCACGTCCGAGATACCGTCTTGGAACAACAGCCCCTCCTAACTTCAACTGGATGGCGATTGATTACATGAGCGGGTATTATCAACCTGGGGTCACTCAACGTATGCTCTGCGATACCGCAGGAGAGATGGGGCTTGAGATGAGTAAGAACTGGAACTACTACTTCCTTGTTAATCCCAATTCCAACAGCACCAACTACACCGATACAACTACTATTGAAGGTAAACTCGTAGCGGTGAGTAACCGGAACAAGCAGTACAAGACCTCTATCATCTCCTTCTGGGTGCAACAGAACCCACGCAGGTATGGCTTCAATGCCAACGGAGAGTACATGACGTGGCAGAACTGTCCGGACAACAACTATATCCGCAACTCTTCAGGTCAGTTTATTGGTGCTAACGGTGCGGTGAGCGGAACGAAGTATCGTTCTCCTGCATCACCACTGGATAGTATTAAACTTGATGCAAGTACGTACAGACGCAACTTCTCTTCCTTGGCCGCTGTCATGACCGATACGCTCGATCTGATCAACGACAACGATGAGATCCTGACACTGTTCGATTCTACTGCCCTTCGCCTTGACCCTGCTATTGTATCGGCAATGGGAACGGCAGGCTTTGGCAACATGCGACAGTATGCGGCTTACGGCTATGCGCGTATGTTTAAAGTGCTCAAGGACTCTGTAAGAACAATCGCTGCCTTTGACTCCACCGGATTCAGCCTGTATCAGGTCGGTGGATGGGATGGAAGCATCTCGCAGATCCCTTATTACATGTGGAACTTCTCGCAGTACCGTCAGTGTAACAACGACCCTTACTTCGGCAACACCTCCACCTTCGATTTCTATCCACGCTATGTATGGAACTGGCGCAAGAACTCCGGACCATGGAGAGGTCTTCAACCCTTCATCGAGTCCAGAAACGTAGAGAACGCTGTTAACAGCAAGTACCTCACTCCGTTTGTGGGTGCGGGATGGAACGTGAACGAGGAGCAGAATATGCGTCCTGCACAGTGGCTCGGACTACTCAAGGTGATTGGCATGATGGGTAGTCGTAGTTACTACACGGGATACTTCAACGAGGCGGCATCCTATGTACCGCCTAACCCTCCTCCGGCAGACCCAAAGGGGTATATCTGGCAGGCGGCCATGCCATCGTATGCACAAGCAGCGTGCGACTGGACGATGGACAATGGATACAACGACACACTGCTTGCAGGTGACGTGCCTAACAATTATCAGTTCCCTACCTGTAACGGATACCGGTTCTACTCCGGATCAGAAGAGATATGGACGATAGTGCGTAAGCGTCACAGCATAAATCAGTACGCAGTAGCAACAGCCTATATCAACTCTACCTCTCAGATTGGAGGTACACCACTGACAGACACCTGTACGTTCACCGTGAATAGTAAGAACATCACAGTGGAGACACGCAGACAAGGCAGTGTGTATGCGATTGATCTTGCTAAAGACACGGCGGTTATCGTACAGTACGATGACTGGCATGAGTACAAGCACCCTGATCGTTGGAGTCAGGATATCTACATGCAGGCTGAACAGTACGGCCAGTATATCAGTGGAGCAAAGGACGTGAGAACGATTCCTTATCAGAGTTCATCTTCTACCAATCTGAACTTCCTGAACACTACTACCTACTTAACCTATCGTGACTCTACTACGTATTCAAGAGACACCTTGCAGTATCAGATCAATATTCCAACAGCAGGAACTTACTACCTATGGGTGAGAATGAGATCGCTCAACGGAACCACCGCAGGCTTCAGTGCTCGCATGGATAACCTTGGAGCGTTCACGCAGAGCAATGTGATTGACACTTCGTTCCTTTGGTATCGCATAAGTATTACTCCTGATACGATTAAGTGGACAGGATTATCAGCGGGACTACACACAGTTAAGTTATTCCCTACCTCTGCCCGTACCGAGATCGACAAGTTCTTAGTGACTTCATCGACTTCGATTGTATTGCCGGAGGGAACACCAGGTTCTTCGACACCATGCGGAGTAGCGTTCACGCCTACGATCTCACCAACAGGTCCGGTCACACAATGCGGAGGGACAGTTGTTCTTCAGGCAAGTGCCGGAAACGCCTATGTATGGAGCAACGGACAGACCACACAGAGTATCACAGTATCTACCACAGGCTCATATAGCGTTATCGTTACCGATGGAGCAGGATGCACAGGTACATCAGCAGCGGTCAGCGTAACGATCCGCACTCCGGCATCAGCAGTAGTGACTCCATCGAGCGCAGTATACTGCGGAACAAACATCACACTGTCTGCTACCTCTGCCAGTGCCTATATCTGGTCAACAGGAGCCACTACGCAGACGATCTCCGTTGGAGCGGGTACATACACCGTAACGATAACGAACTCGGCAGGATGCGCCGCAACGGCTTCTTCGACTATAACCAACGGAGGAGCGATTACGCCTACGGTATCACCATCAGGAACGGTAACGCAGTGCGGAGGTCTTGTAACACTGACCTCATCTCCTGCAACATCTTACCTCTGGAGTAACGGATTCACCTCGCAGTCTGTGCAGGTAGTAAGCGGTACTTACACCGTGACTGCAACAAGTGCAGGTGGATGTACCGGAACCTCATCACCGGTAACGGTAGTGATCAGCACAGCACCTACTGCATCAGTGAACCCAAGCTCTGCATTATCTTGCGGAAGTAACGTAACGCTGACTGCAAGCGCGGGCAGTTCTTACGTATGGAGTACCGGAGCGACCTCACAGTCTGTCTCGGTGGGTGCAGGAACATACACGGTGACGGTGACAAGCTCCAACGGATGTACTTCAATGGCATCAGGAACAGTGAGCAATGGAACAGCATCTACTCCGACTATCTCACCGGCAGGAACAGTGATCCAGTGCGGAGGTACGGTTACCCTGACATCTTCATCAGGCAGTTCGTACCTGTGGAGTAACGGCGCGACTACGCAGAGTATCAACGTATCTTCAGGTTCGTACACTGTGCGTGTCACCAACTCATCAGGATGCAGTGGTACATCAGCACCTACCTACGTTATGCTTAACGGAGTACCATCGGCAACGATCTCTCCATCAGGCACGCTGAACCTATGTACGGGCGCATCACAGACCCTGACAGCCGGAACAGCCTCCTCCTACCTATGGAGCACGGGAGCCACCACCAAGGGCATCACGGCAACTACTGCGGGTGCATACACAGTGACGGTGACCAACGCTTCAGGATGTACGGCGGTGAGTTCAGCTACTACGATTGGATACTACGTCTGTACGTGTGCGGCTCCTGAAGGGGTGAACATGGCGGCTATCTGGAAGTCGACAGCCCGTGTCGCATGGACGTATGCCTCGAACGTAACTCGCTACAAGGCGACTATCACACAGGTCAGTGACCCTACAAAGACACAGACGAAGTACTGGACGGGAGGTACGATCGGGATCTCGTTCGCTCAACTGCGAGCAGGCACTCAGTATATGATCACCCTGACTCCGACCTGCGGAGGAACCACAGGAAGTAGTACGATGATTTACTTCATGACGAAACAGTAACTATTGCCTCCTTGCAAAGAACACCACCCCGTAGCTCCAACTGCGGGGTTTTTTATTATATTTGTTAGGGGTTTGAGCAGGTAAACTCACGCTTCCCGTAAGAACAGCGCACCTATATGGTTGCGGGTTCGACTCCCGTACCCCACTCCCGATAGCATCAGGAGTCCGACCCCTTGCAGAAATGTGAGGGGTTTCGTATTTTTACCCTCATAAACACAACCACTATGCAAAAACTCCGTATCAAACAGATTCAGACGTTCCGCTCTGAAGAAAACAAACAGTTCTATATGCGCGTCATTGGACTGAACTCAAAAACAGTCCATGTGGCTGAAGGATTTAAGACCCGTGCAGGGCGTGACAACTCCGTACAGATTATAAACCAGTCTCTGTTAAAGCCGGTTCCTGTGGTGGAGATGGCATGGGTGGCTCGGAGATCGAAGCGGGTGCTTGCGCCGGTGCCGGCGACTCACTCAAAGTTGGCAAAGAAGGCGAAGAAGGCGTAATACCCTTCTCCAACTGATATTTCAGAAGCAGGGTTTCGCGATCCTGCTTTCCTTTTTCCTGTATCTTCTGTATCTCGATACTACCATCCTGCACTGACAACTGTTGCTTGGCCGCTAGTTCCTCCTGTAAAATCTGCTGTTCAGCCTGCTTGAGTGCCATGGCACCCTGATTATTCATCTGTTGGTTCATCTGCTCACGTTGCATCTGCTCCATCTTCAACTTCTCCTCACGGTAATGTAGCCACATGAGCGCATATTTCACCTGACCACGTTCAATAGCCTGCATCACTACAAGGAAGTCAGCCATGGTAATCCCCACCTGTCCGGCCTTGGCCGCTTGCAGGCTTCGGTCAGCGGCCATTAAGACCTGCTGTTTCTGCGTGTCGTCAATGATACTTTCACAACTGACCTGGATTCTCCTTCCCCTGATCTGATCGTAGGATAGTTTTACCACCTCTCCGGCAGCTCCCTCCTTGGCTTGTACGTACTCACTCACGTCGCCTTCGTGCATGCGCAACTGCCATCTAAGGGCAGCGTTGTTATTCCACCGTGACTTCAGGCGTTTATAACCCATGATCATCGGACGGAAGGTATCCTGCGTGGCACTCTCAGCAAGAGAGGCTACCCCTACAAGGGTATCCGGTGCGGGCATTGTCCCATCCTGTCCACGGCCAATAGCAGTGAGTTCGGCGAGGGTCTGCATGTGCATGTTCCATGTATCCACGAACTCCTGAAGCATAGATCCGATACCGTTAGGCAAAGGCATGATAGGAGGTGTAGTGCCCTGAAGCACTCGTCCGTCTGGTCCTTTCGGTCCCTGATAGAGCAAGTCTCCCGATGTTCTCCACATCTTGATCATCTCCAAAGGCTCGAGCTTCTTGCCTCCGCGGGTCATGTTGGTGAGTGATCCCCACTCAATAAGAATACCTGCCGGAGCGGCCTTCGCCCATGCGTTTCTGAACTTCAACACCGCTAGTTGCATATCATCAATAGTAGACACGCAACGCGAGGTGATACTGCGCTCGTTACTGCGGTACACGCTATACGAACACTTCGGACGGTTATCGGAATCGAAGACCTGATCGTACTGGTATCCAAACCCGGGGAGCATGATCTTCGTTCCTACTACCCACTGTCCCTGATACCTGCGCTCATAATTCTTCTTGTGGTACTTACGGTTGTTTCTCTTGCCGTAGTCCTTCTCTTCCACAGAGAATGACTTCTCTTGTCCGGTCGATACTACCCGTGTCTCGTAGTGGTCAGTACACCATGAGTTAAAGTCCATGTCGAGTACAGCCACCTTGTAGAGCGATAGCATCTGATAGTTCCACATACCGTTGTACCAGAGTTGGTTGAACCCGGGGTTGTTCCACACGTTCTGATACGCCATCCCTGCCGCCTTCAACTGATCGTCTGTAAGCCCTCTGTCCTTGAGTTCGGCCATAGTCATGAATCGCATCTCTGCGCAATCGCTGATCTCAGTATAGGCATTATCACGGTACCCTGCGATGATCATAAACACAGGGTCTACGTAACGCACCATCGGCACACGGCTGATAGGGTCGGTGTAGTCCTGTACCGCAGCGATACCAAGGTCGATAAAATCTTCGTCTACGCGCAGTTTGATCTCGTCCCACTCACTGAGCTTTGCGCTCTTGTAAAGCAGTTTCTCCATGGAGGCTTCAAGGGGAATACGGTAGCACCCCATCGACTCCATCATCTCCATCTCTTCGATACTGCGTGGTCGCATGGGTAGGGTCTCCTGTTCAGGAGTGGCGATCATCTCATCGCCCATTGCCTGCGAAACAGACTCCGCCCACTCCTTCTCCTGTTCGAGTATCCATGACCGGAACTTGAGGTACTGGCGATCCATAAAACTATTGTCATCAAGTGCCTGTACGTTGGTGCTGAAATCAATACGGGATAAGGCTCCACGGATACGGTCACGGTACTTGGGAAAAATAGCCACGTTGTCCCATGAGATGTTGTAAAGTCCGCTACGTTCGTTGGTGGTGGGGTCTTTGGCATCAAGGATGTCCATGTACTTCACCGTAGGCTGTCTGCCTTGCGCGTACAACCGAAGATTGGTGTACTCCATGGCACGACTGTACGGAATCCAGCTCTGGTCGGTCATCCACATGGAATAAAGCCATTCAGCCTTGCGGATGAACCACTCGGGATCTTTGACCTTCGCCTCAGCGTTCTTGCTGTCAATAGGCTTTCCGTACTCTACTTTGCTGTATTTTTCCTTGAACGGAGGTGTAAGGTGGGACATCAGTATTTGAATCGTTGGTAGTAAGTGTCGATATCAGTAGCAGAAGTGTCCTCTTCCTCGTATGCGCCCTCGTCAATATCTCCTGCGGCAATCAGGGCTAATCCTGCGGCCACAGCAAGGTCGAAGTCATTGAGTTCGTCGACGATCTCTTTCCATTCCTTGAGCAGTTCATCATGTCGTTCCCTAAGCGCGTGACGCTCGATATAGGATTGAGTAACAGAGAATATCTGTTCTTTTTCCTTGACATGGGTGTACTGCCCGGGCATGGAAGCGAAGCGACCCTTCCTTGGGTCAAAGATATAGTACAAATACCCTCCGTAACCACGATCCTCAAAGTATTTATAAAGGAAGTCTACGTTGGTCTCAGGAAACATGGTACATCCGAAGTACACGCACATCTTAATCATATCCTCCCCGTAGTCCTCAATGGTGATAGGGCGGTACTTATAAGTGCATACAAACCGGTTGGAATCGTGCTTCATATAATCCGGCTTCCCTGCATCAACTGCATGATCATACTTCCAGTATACAGCACCTCCTCCATAAGAACCTTTGTTCTTGGTCTTGGAGAACTTAAAGGGGTCACCACCTGCGTAGAACTTGTTCGGGTTTCCAGGGGTCTTGCGTCCATCGGGATCAACAATCATCCTGTTCGCCTTGTTAGGGTCAAGCTGAAGACTTAGGTAGAACCTACCTACCTCGCTTGGCACGAAGCGCACCTTGGAGTCTGGTCCGGAACTCCACTCAAAATTACCTTGCACCTTGTCGGGGTTTCCGTTGCGGTAAAACTCAAGCCTGTCCTCAATCTTCATGAGGTTGAACACGCAGTTACGTGCCGAGGTCTTCCATGAATCAGCGTACTCTAAGGGGTACTGCCGGCACTCCTCGATGTAATCGGCTACACGACCCGCCTTACGCAACGCCTCCCGCTTGGCGGTCAGGTATCGCTGTATGGCCTCTTCGTTTGCCTCTCCATACTTATCAATGAACGGCTGATTGGTCTTTGGATCTATACCCTCCATGCCTTCACGGGCAGATTGAAACAGGGTATAGAGTCCGGACATAGTGAGTCCGTTGTCGTTTCGTTTATGGAAGTCACTTGCATCGCACAGGGACTTGAACCTGCCTCCTCCACCCGACTCCATCTCACCGGTAGTAGAGGTGTTGATCACCTTGCCTTTGACAGGGCTGTTTCGCACGATGTTGGTCAAGCAAGGTATCTGAATACGAACGCGTTCGTTGATGTCGATGTCTATGGAGCACTTCCCGGACTCATCATTGTGTATCAACCTCTTCTTCAATCCGTCATACGCTTTTGGTCCGGAATCCTTGTAATCAATGAACGAGTTCAGCGCACTGTACCCATAATCCGGATGCACCTTGCTCGTTGGTGAGAAGAACCGAATCTCCCTCCATACGTTCTGCGCGTTATCGGTGATAGGTTGAAAGAAGAACGGAACCGCCTTGCTCACCTCTACAATCTCGCTGTAATGTACCGTCGATGCGTGATCCTCGTCCTTACTCTGAAGACCGGTGTTGAAGTAGGGGTGCATGGATGCTCGTCCCCAACGGATCGAACATACCTTAATGGTAGCCCCTTCCCTTCGTTGCTTAGGGTTGTTGAATCCAAAGCAGTTGTCATCGTTCTCTACCATCGTCCAGAACCAAAACCATCTGCGGTCACGGTTACGGTAGTCAGGCAGTTGCCCTTCGATTGGCCAGTATCTGAGGTAGAAGTAGTGATCACCGGTAATCATGGTGGGCTTACCATTATTGAAAAACCAATAGCCATTCTCTCTGCGCTCCCATTCACGCTCTATCCACAGGATCTCATCGTGGTAAAACTCTTGGTTTCGCTCTAACATCTCCATCTTCATGCGTGGAGTCAGGGCTACCTTGCCATCCTCTGTATGGGTCAGGGAGTTGATCTTGGCAAGTTTAGGAGGCATGGGCTTATGCACCCAGAACTGATCTTCAGGAGGCAGTCCATACCCCTCTATTGTCTCAAGGTCAGGTGGTTCAGGCAGTTGAAAAGTAATTGGCTTGAGGTCTTTGTCCTCATTCCATGTGATTGATTTATCTGCCGACTTATACTTGAACTTCATCTAGTGGTCTTCTTCTTCTTAGGATTGACGGGTTCCGGAAGAGCGTCCTCCGTCTTTGACTTGCGCCACTGCGCCCTGAGTTCAGGGGTAAGCATTAACCGTTTACGCACGTCTTCCTGTACTACCCTGTAAAGGTCTTCGCGAAGATACGGGTTGCGGTCAGATAAATAGATGTCCGTTAAAGCACGAATATCATTGTTGATATTGCGCAACTGTGTATAGAGTTCACCCCTGATCTTCTCCCCTGCAAGGATGTCTTTTCCCTCCATTGACACCTGTGACTGAAGCACCCTGTTCTTTGCGTAGAAGCTCTCGTATGCCGTTACAATGAGCATATACTCCGGAGAGTTGAACAGCGAAGAAAAATCAATGACTGCAAGGTTAACAGACTCGACCTTACAGTCCATGATATTGTAGTAGGGCTGTTCAAACAGCGTTGACTCTTGATTATATAGAAACCCCGATGCCATTGCACACCATGACTTGCGTTTGAAGATGTCGGGTATCTGTACGTAAGCCGGACTCCTGCGATCATAACACAGGCAGATGTAACGTACAATCCTGTCTGAATCGTCCTCGAACTCCTTCTCAATGTCCTGGAACGAAGCAAAACGCCTCAGCTCGGGGAATTGATCGAGCAGTGGTTCGGTCTTGTTGTGCATGGGATTGAACCGCATAGCCTTGTAATCGGCAGGTCCGAACACATACTCCTCTGCAATGGTTATGGATTTTATCATGACAGTACAGCGAATACATCTTTACGTCTCATGCGGTACAGGGTCTTGCCCTTCTCGATGATCTGATGCAGGGAGTACTGCAACTCAACGGCATATACGGGATGAAAAACAATCTTATCCCCTACGTTGACTACATCAGAGAGTTCGTCAAGTTCTTCCGGTGCTTGCAGGTATCCTCTCAGGGGTGTTCCAATATGCCGGACAATGCCATAGCGTTCTGACTTCTCTTTGGTGACAGTCTCGGGAAGGTGTACTCCCGCCTGAAGTACCCGTTGCACATCTTCTTCGACAGTGGTATCGCAGGCTTCTACAAGGATGATTCCATTGACAGGGATAATCTGTTCGCCTCGGATGACAACATACACATCATCATACCTGAGAGGATACGCTCCGTCAATAGGTGCTACCTTGCGCACGTGCTCCTCCACTTTAAAATCAAAGATGATGCGGTCTCCCACCTGTATCTCAAGGTCGGTGTCGTACATCACGCTCCTGCGATGATCTTTGCGGTCGAAGATAATCTTCTCAGGTACATGGGTGACTACTCCGGAGGTGACGGCGTGCATCTGCGGTTCCCATCCGGTAGCAAGGTGTAGTTTCTGCCCGTTGGACAGCAATAGTTCGTCGTTATCGCGGTCGAAACGAACCATTAGGTTGTTGTATAGTAGTTGCATAGTGGATTAGGGTTTAAGGTTAGACCATTCTCTATAATCTTTGAAATGGGTTTCTCTGAATTTGTAAGGGTCTTTACCCTTAACAAAACCATTAGGCTTATGATAGCAATATAAATTCCAAAATCCCCACCCAATATTAATAAAAAAAGCCTTTGGAATCCATTCGCATGGGCCAAAATTAATATATGGTATTAGGTTAAAATACCAAGAGTGCTTGCGGCAAGCATTTATTAGTTTTATATCCATAATAGTAGTTGCATAGTGCAAATATAGCGATCTTGACGAGTTAAAAGCAAATCAGCTAAATGGCTAGGAAATAATAAGGGTTTTTAGGAGTGACGCCCTACCCCACGAGTAACAAGCGTTTCACTAAAAACCCCTAATACGATTTACATCTTTGAAGTCTTCAATGGAACAAAGATACGCACATTCTAACCGATTAGTTCAGCATACTTCAATATAATTATGCAACCGTTTTAAGGTATCTTTCAAATAAATCAATTTTGTCACATAAAAAGTTCCAATCTGACTTTTTAGTAAAGTTGATTGCGCAAAATGTTGTTCTTCTGTATCGTGCATTATTACTAATTAAAACCTCCGAAAACATCACATCACCAATTATATTGACAGCTTCAATATTACATAGTTCGGACACGCATTTTAAATATACCCCATCATCCTCAACAAACCCATTAGCCTCCAGACATTTTTTTATTTCAGGCGAAATATCCTGCTTACACCCGTGCCAAACTTTCCCGTCTGACACCTCGTCAGGCTTATTTTGCGATCCTTCACTGTCTTTTAGGTCTTTCATATTAAGTTGTTTGTGTGGTAGCTATTCGGTGCAAATATACAAACATTCGGGAATACGTTACCATGAGGGATCATTAGCGAATGTTTGTAGCGGGAATAATATGTTATATGAAATGCCTTGCTGACCGTTTCCAATTGAAGTTCCGTGAAGGAAAAACAAAAAGAAAAAAGCCATCGCACATTATTTTAATGCAGGAAAATTTAATGAATTTAGTTTATTGAAATGCACATAAAAAGCAAATTCAAGACTTTCACAAACATTATTCAGCCAGTTTTCACCATCTTCTTCAATAACTAATGTACATTTTATAAACCTTCTGTTTGTAACTATCATTTCCTCTAAATGCCAATAGAAGTCCATAATCTCTTTGTGTGGCAAGTTCATTTGACCTGCGATTTCTTTACTTGTTGTCATTTGTGTACTTATTTAATTTGTTAAACAATTCTTTTTGACCTTCTGTGCTATCAATAAAATCTTGCTTTGTCTTTTTACCAATAGCATCATTTAATGCTTTTATTCTTTCAAATTCAGAAATACTACTTCCTATTAAGTCGGTAATAAAATCTAATTCATAATCTTCTAATTCAATTGTAATTTTTGCCATCGCTTTTATATATTGTTTGCAATATCAATACTGCTTTTAACTTCATTTCCCCAAACATCCCAACCTTCACGTTCACGTCTTGCAAACATTTCTAATCGTGGAGAATCTGAAACCGTTTCGATTAAGTCTTGGAAAAATTCAGGCTTTTTAGAGTGTGTTTTCCAAGCTCTTTTTACATTCCACCAAGTTGTATCTATTCTTTTTATTTTCGGCATTTTCCCTTTTCTTCCAAGTATTAAAAATTCAGTTGTAGGGCAATAAACTCCACCTTGTCCAGTTCCCATTGGCGTTTTGCACCAAGTTAAGGTTTGGCAATATTTAAAGCCCCACGCCTTTAATACTTCAAAAGCATCAGGCAAGTATTTTTGAGTAGTCCATAAATACAACTCACAATCATTATCAGCTAAACTTGCTACATTCAAAGCCTTAATTTCTTCAACTGTCATTGTTTCGTATGGTATATCGCTTTCTTTTGGAACGTGTCCTTCATAGTTTGGTACACTTGCTTTACCCCAAGCACCATACTTCCACGGTGGGTCAGCTACTATTGTTTTATATTTTTTTGCCATCGCTTTTTTTCTTTTTGTTTTTCTGTTTAGTGTTTCAATTGGGCTTTATCGTAAATAAGTCGGCACTTCATATAACACGGGTTTGGCAAAAGTGGGCAGACACATTCTGCTAAAATTGGGCATCCTACAAGCCCACCTTCGCCAAGCCCAAAACCGTTACCTGCAAGCGTAAGAACCCCACTGCTCCGACATAGCTTTTGCAATTCCGGAAAAGGTTTTTGACCTTGCTTTTCTTCTTTCTTCTTTTGGTAGTTTAAATGTTTCATAATGCAATCGGCTATCAGTTCGACCGCTTTTGTGAATTATAATATCCGGCTCTACTATTTCAGTCGGTTCTAATTTTGGCAATCCGGCAAGCCACAAACAAGTGCTTTTCCTTTCAGTATGTCCAAATTGGTAAGGCTGTATAATTTGAGTTGGCTTTTTATAAAGTCGGCTCATTATTCCAATCGGGTTTTCAATATAACCGCATCCAATTTGTTCTAATGCTTCAGCACATTTAAAAAAGTGTTCAACCGCTTCGGCTCTTTGTTCGTGGATATTTGGAAACCTTTCAGCGTATTCAGGCTTATAGTATTTATTTGCTGCAACTGTTAGCCTTGTGCATTCGGGGTGCATCCCTAAAAAATTAGGCTTAATTAGTTTTATAGCTTCAAAGCAATCCATTTGTAAATGCCTTTCCGGATATTTTCCACTTGCAGGCAAAAGGTCGCAACTATAAGCATCAAAGCCAGCGTTCAAAAATGCTTCCGTTACCGTTTGACTTTCTTCGTGTGTGATTAGCACCCGAGAAACGCCAGCAGGTAACACGTGCTTGCCAAAAGGCGGGCTTTGGTGCAATTTTTGAGCTTCTGTAATTCTATTTGACATCTGTACTTAATTTAACATTTGTAATTCTAAACCCGCCCTTCGGCAAGCACCATACGTTAGCGGCAATGCTAAAAACCGCACCTACGACAAGCAATCTCATAATATTCAGTTTCCTTTTCAATGCCGATAAATTTACGGTTAAGATTTTTAGAAGCAACCATAGAAGCACCAGACCCCATTGTAAAATCTAAAACAGTCATTCCTTCATCTGAATAAGTTTTTATCAAATACTCATTCAGTTCAATTGGCTTTTGAGTTGGGTGTAATCCAGCTCTATCGGTTGTTAAGTTGTTTATTACTTTAATTTCGGTAAGCAACATTTTAGGGTAGCCAACATCTGTATAATCACGCCTTGTTACTAATTTGCTGCTTCCAGTTGTTTCTGTTTCGTGTGTTTCATTATGTCCTTTATTACTCATTCCTTTGCCAGTGCTTTTTTGCGTTGGTTGTGGGTTGTAAATCGGTTGTTGTTTATAAAATACACTTATTATTTCGTAGTTCTTTAAAGGCATTTTCTTTGCCATCATTGGGTTGCTTACTCGTTTCTTATCCCAAATCCAATCATACTTGTATTCGTTTATATTACTCATTCGTAACTTGCTACTAAATGGTTCACTTCCAAAAAGCAATATCGCAGTATTGTCTTTGCGTATTCTTTTTAGCTGTTCCCACATTTTATCAAAAGGGATTACGCTATCCCATTTACAAGCCGTTGTTCCGTAAGGTATATCACATAATATTAAGTCAATACTATTATCAGGTATTAAAGGCATAATATCCAAGCAATCGCCTTGGAACAAAGCACTACCGCTAACATCGGTTATATGCAATAGCGGGTTCGGTGCGTTCTTCAACATTTGTTCTACTATCATAATTTATCTGTTATTTAAAGTTTTTCGTTCTTAATCCGCTACTGCACATAGCCGCAGCCGTTAGGCGTAATAGTAGCGATACCCTCTTCCGCAGAGTAGTCCTGTATTTTCAGAGAATAAAGCGACACTTTCTAATCCGTAGCTTTTTAATTCCTTATACATTTTTGACACCTTATAAGCAGTCCATCCAAACTCTTTCATTACACTTTTTCTTGTAGGACAAAAATCTGATAAGTTCCACGCAAGGATATATAGAATCATCTTTTCATGGTCATTTAAACCTTCGTAATTCAATTTGCCTTTATCTCTTATACTATCAGTACCGCCGCCCCATTCAGCAGGGAAATCCCATTCGGTGTAGTATGGCTTTTCTATCACACGTTCTTTCAACTCGGAAACTACTACGCCTAACAAGGGGTTTTGTGCTATGCCTGCTGACGAATGTGTTTGTATCATTTTATCTTTATTAAAGTTTAGAATATATTTTGAGCATCTGTTTTTCAAATTCAGGCACAGACACAAAGCCCTATCGTTACCTGCCATTGTTAGCAGACGTTTCTAAATTGACATCGCATTCTACCTCATTACCCCATACGTGCCATCCGTTTATTTTTTGACGAGCAAACATTTCTAATCTTGGCAAATTGCCAAATTTTGAAACTATTATTTCTCTAAAAACATTGGGCTTTTCGGAGTGTTTACCTCTTTTATGTTCAACGTGGCACGGCAAAGGTTTGCCTGACCCAATATTAGGGAATGAGCCTTTGTAGGCAAATAATAAAAATTCTACCGTTCTATGAACGCCACGCATAGTAATGCCATTATCTTTTTTCCAAACTATTGTACAATGATATTTAAACCCCCATTCTTTTATTACTTCAAGTGCCTGTGGTAAAAATGTGTTTGTTGCCCATAAAAATAAAACCGAATTATCGGCAGTTATATCATTTACTGGCAATGCTTTTATATCTTCCAGCTTCATTGTTGGGTAATTTTCCCATTTCATTTTTTTTCTATTCTCTCTTGGATAATAGCTTATTTTCCAAGCAGGATCAGCATACACAATTTGGTATTTCGTTTGAGAACCCACAACGGCAGGTAACACGGTATTGCCAAAAGTGGGGCTGACATCTATATTTTCAACATTCTGCATCTATTTAACTTTAGTGGTTTAATCAACATTTGTGGTACTACACCCCACCTTCGGCAATACTTTTACGTTATAAGCAAGCTGCTACGTTCCTGCTTCGTTTGACAATTCCGTTTCAAAAGAATTAAAAAAAAGCCCACCGCACTCTGAAATACGAGTTTCAATAATCTTAATGTAATCTTCTGAAATTTCACTGCCTATATAATTTCTGTTTGTTTGAACACATATTTTTGCTACTGTTCCACTTCCCATAAAACAATCATAAACCAAATCATTTTCATTGCTCCACGTTGTTATGTGGTCATTTGCCAATGCTTCGGGAAATGGTGCAGGATGTCCAGTTTTTTCACGACCAAGTGTATAAGCAAAAATATTCGGTGCAATCTTATTTTCTTTTGTTGCTTTAAATTCGGTTTCATCATACAATCTCATAGCGTGTTTTGAGCCGTGATTTTGTCTGCGTTCTAATCCGTATTTTTCAACCTTTCCAGCTTGTTTGCAAGGTATCATTATAGGGTTAAATGTTTTCGGCTTGCCTTTGCTCAAAATGAACATAAACTCAAATGATTGCTCATATCGGTTATGTGTCAATGGCACATAGTTTACTTTTTGGTAAATCATTGTGTCGTGAAGATTAAACCCTATTTCTTTAAAAAATAAGGCTTGCTTAAATGATGTTCCGCTTTCACTTCCATTCATTGTGGCATCTCCAACAACCCAAACAACTACACCGCCTTGTTTAGTAATTCTAAATAACTCTTTAGCAATTTCTTCAAATGCAAATGAATAACCTTTGTATTCTCTCAAATTATCATAAGGCGGTGAAGTAACCGTTAAGTCAATGAAATTATCAGGTATTTTAGCCATCGTATCAAGGCAATTCTCATTATATATTTTATTTATTTCCATCCCTCTTTTTTTTTAATTCCTTTGTTTAGTGCTTCGATTTAAGTTTAGTGGTTAATTAACCGCAGCCAGCTTATAACAGCGGTTTTGTGCTATTTGCCCCATTAAGTTTGTCGTTAAATTTAAGCCTTGTGCAAGGGGCAAACAGACACAAAGCCGCAAAACGTTACCTGCAAGTGCTACGATACTGCTAATATTGAACATTTGTGGGAGAAAATTTAAAAAGTTTTTCCACCGCTTTACTTGTTTCAACATTGTTATTCATTCGTTGGTTAATTTCCTTTTGCCAAACACATTCAAAGTCATCAGGTGCATTATATTCACTTACATAAACAATATGTCCTTTTGTTGCCATATCTCTGCACCATTGCCAAAATCTTTTGTGGTTAAAATCGTCTTTATACTTTCCTTTTGTTGCTTCGGTTTGGTATGGTGGGTCACAGTAAATAAAACTATTTTCAGGCACTTCTAAGCTATCGTAACTACTATGTATAAATTCAACACTTTGCAAGTTCTTACTTTGTTTATTTACATTAGTTTGTGCCTCTAAGCAATAGTTTCTTTTACCTAAATTATCTCGTCTGTAACTACCAAACCAAGTCGCACCAAAACTTAATTGCGTTCCTGCATAACCTACAACCCACTTTTCATATACACATTTGTTCGATTTTAACTCGTTATATTTTTCTTCGCTAATTGTAGGTGCAACAAAAGTCGGTTTGCTCATTTCATTAAGTAAGGCAATAACATATTCATTTATGTCTGCACCTATTCTTTTGCCTTGCACCTTATCAATCATATTTGCACCTCCAACAAAAGGCTCAACCCAAGTTCTTTGCCCTCGTTCTTTTAACATTATCGGTAGTATTTCTTTTGCTATC